ACTACATCCCTCAAGTATTTTAGTTTCCGTAAAGCTTGGATGTAACCCTGACATCTATATATCTCAGAAGTATCCGTCAAACTCTCTAAGGTTTTATGTGTACCAGAGATGCGCCCATCTAACTCCTCAATAAGCGCATCCCAGATAGCTTTATCATTGACTAGCTTTTTAAGCGACATTGCCACTGAACCCATCTTCTCCTGGTGCTGGAGCATTACCTACACCTATTTGTGAACCACCCCCACCAGAAGAGTCCTGAACGCCTTGTGGACCCTGTCCCTGTGGCGCTGGGCCACCTGCAGGAGGTTGCTGTGCAGATTGGAACCCTTTCAGGATCTCTGCCTGAATAGCTGCATCAGTAATAGAGTTGGTAACCTTAGCTGGGTCAAGATCCATAGACTTAGCAATCTCACGAATGATGTAGTCCATCTTAGCGAAAGGAGCCAAGACAGGGTTCTGTGCTACCTGCAAGAACTGCATCAAGCGCTGGGAGCGTACTTCGTTAGCCATGAGGCTCTCTGTACCTGAAGCATTAACTTCCAAGTCACCACGAATGCTAGGATCAAAGTCAAACTGCATGTTGAATGCAAAGAAAGACTTACCTAGTGGTTTGATAAGGTAGTCATCTACGTTCTTAACTACAGTGCGGATAGAACCGTTAGCTGCAGACATAAGCATAGAGATACCAGAAGCAGTACGACCTACACCAGACACACCAGTCTGACCATGTGCAAAGCTAGGGAAGCCTGTAGACTCATCAGCCAGTACACGAGCCTTATCAAAAAGCTGCATGTTCTCTTGTGCTACGTTAGGGAACTTCGTACCAAAGATAGCCTGTCCTGGAGCGCCACCTTGACGCCTGAAGATCTTTCCTGGGTAGATAGACATATCTTGTCCTGGAACTAGGTTAGACTCATCTACTTCAATGATCAAGTTACCCGACATTGCAGCGTTATCAATAGCCATACGCATAAAGCCGTTCATCAACGTCTGAGTATCGTCCATGTTCTCAGCAATACCTACACCGAAGAAGCTGTAAGGGTTATGCTCATATGGTACGGCGTAGTAAGGAATACGTGCAGGTTTGAATGGGTTAAGCACAAGACGGATCACTTCGCCGTTACACACCCATACGTTAGCATTAAGCTCATCAAGATCTTTATACTCTTTAGGGATCTTGATGCCATTCTCTTCAAGAATATCAACATCTACAAAACCCCAGAACTCTAGGACTTCCCAACGCTCTGACTCTGGTTGAGTAGAGGCATCTTCCATAGCCTGTTCCCAGTGCTTCTGGATGTAGTCAGCACCTCTATCAATAGCTGTACCGATAGCCTCTTTCATGAAGTATGGGCGAGACTTCAATGCACGTAGCTGTGTGCGAGACATCTTGTGACGCTCTACAGTATACTCTGCATCTGCCATTGATGATGCTTCTGGGTCTGGGTAGAAGTTCCATACAGAGACATGACTACACTCAGGTACAGTCTTAATGAGAGGCTCATAGTTGCCCTCTTCGTCCCAGTTAGGATACTCCTTATCTACAGCAAATGGACCCTTCATAACACCAGTGCCAAGCAAAGCCATCTCAAACGCCATAGAGCGAAGGTGAACAGAAGCGCCAGACTCTTGAAGCTGGTCGTGGATCTTCTTTTCCATCTTCTTAGCTGCAACCATAGCTGGGTGGAATGTTACAGTAGTAGCTGTAGTACCTACACCCTCAATGATCTTATCAGAAATAGGTGCAAGCTTTTCTTTTAGTGGGCCAAGACGATCCTTCAATGAAGTAAGTGTCTCGCCGGGCATAAGCTTAGTATCTGGGCCAATCAAGTAAGGCTTAGATGCTGGATCAGAGGTAACAGCTTTAAGGGCGTCACCAGCCTGTTCCGCATTAGGATCAATGTTGATATGAGCAGATTCTACGACACCATCAGGTAGAATAGAAGGATCTACACTCATTGGGAACCTGTTGTTACCAAACAGTACGTCAATGATCTGACCATAAGCAGCAAGTGTCTTAGTTTTAGTTACCTTTACAAACACACGAGACTTCTCAGTGTCAGTGAACTTAACATCTGGACCATACAAGCCACGATAGTTGCGATAAGCTCTAAGCCAACGCTCTTCATCGCCTAGACGAGCGTCTTCTGCTCTAGTGAACCTGTCAGTAACGTATGAAACTACACTACTTGCTGTAAATAGAGTGTCCTTACCGTCCTCTGCTGCAACAACATCGTCCGTCTCGAACATCATTTCATCATTTTCTGCCATACTTAGTATCCAAATGTTGTGTCACTAGCCTGAAAACCAGTGCGTTGTGTTGCAGGATCGTAATCCCATATGCTTTTGCTGCGTGGTCTAGTCATAATACCATAGCGCAAGGCATCATAGAGGTGATCTTCTGAGTTTGTATCTACATCCTCTGGATTACGCTTATCTAGAGGTATAGATGGGATTTGAGCTATAGTATGCGTACAATTGCTAGTGAATACGAGACGTGGGGCTTCTGTGTACTCATCTACTTGTAAACGTCTGTGTATTTCGTTCTTACCTGAGATACGAGAACCTCTAGATCTATCAGAAGGCCTCCATCTACAGCCCTTCATGTTCATCTGCTCTGCAAGGCTAGGTCCAGTATCACCCCTGTTATGCCAGAGAGAAGAGTCGAGTACGCCATATAGCATCTTACCGTCATGTGCTTCTAAGTCTAAGATCATATCTGCTAGATCAGAAGCGGTAACTTTAGAACAATACAACTCTCTATACACAACAAGCTGCTCAGAAGGTGATACAGCAAACCACAGAACACCAGTGTAAGAACCGTATCCGTAGTCACAGGCTCTAAACCGAGGCCAAGACTCTGGAATGTCAAAAGCTTCTACTACATGCTTGTTCCTGTCAAACTCAGGAAACGCTGCACCCTCGTTAATATCCCAGTTACCCTCTAGAAGCTGCTTACGCTGGTGTGCAGGTAGAGACAGAAGCATGGCTTCATAGTCGCCAGAGTCTGCTAGGTAGGGGTTATCAAATAGCATTGCAGGGATAAATCTGCGCTTAAATAGTGGCTGACCCTCTTTACTGTGACCTACAGGGAACCTAATAGTCTCACCAGACTCAATGTCTGTAGCCCAGAAAGATTTATTAGCAGGACCAGGGTCAATAAACATCTTCTTAACCCAACTATGCCCAGCGCCACCAGGGTTAGTAGTACCTCTCATGTACAAACCTAACTCCTTGCTGGCACTACGTAGTCGTGAACGCATATAGTCCCAAGCGTAAGGCGTACCCCACTGAGTAAGTTCGTCAAAGCCAATCCAGTTAAACGCCTGACCTTGGTAGCGGTTAACATCCAAGTCTTTATCCAAGTAAGACATCCAGAGTCTACCACCACGAGGTGAAGTCCATTGTGACTTACGCTCTGACCACTTAATGCCAGGAATAGCTTTAGGATATAGTTCTTGGCTCTTCTGGATAAGCTCTCGTAGTTCTTCCGTAGTATGTCGTACTAGCAGACCAGAGAAGTTAGGGTCATTGAGGCCGTGTAAGGGGTCTGCAAGCATCGCATAAGACTTTCCGCCACCCGCAGCACCCCCGTAGAGTACTTCACGCTCAGAGGAGCTTAGAAAGGCTGTCTGTGGCCCTGCGTTAGGCTTGAATACAACGTCCTGTGCATCTTCGATGTTATACTCTGCAGATTTAACTTCAGCGTAAACGGTTTCAACCTGCTTAGGTGTCTTCCCCTCCTGTGATGGAGTAGGCTCCGATGTTTTGCTCTTCGAGTTTTTTGATCTCGTGTAGCGTTTCTTCGAGGCGCTTGGCAAGCTTGCGTTTAATTGCAGCAGTTTTTTTACGTCTTCGCTCAATTTCAACTCTCTTCTTTAGGCCCATATGTGATATGTAACGGCCTGTCTGTTTAGAAAGCCAGCGAGATACATCTCTAAAAGAGTACTGCTTTAAGTGACGCTTTGCAAGCTCTAACGCTTCAAGCTGGTCAGGGATAGGAACTAGGAGCTTTTCATTCTCTGGATGTACCTCATAGCCGAAAGGTATAGTCCTAGAACCTACTCTGGCTATAACGTGCCACTCCCGTTCTCTACCCTTGTTAGGCTTAGGTAACTCCCAGAAGCCTAGATCTCTATCATAATCAAAAGACACTGTTACTCGTTATTACCTTCTTTAGGTGGGAGATAGAAGATACCACCACCAGAAGAGGAAACATCTACTCTGTCTACTTTACCAAGTCCTGCACGATCTAGCAAGTCTTTAGCTGCAGCCATCTTTTCTTTTATGCCAAGCTCTGTAGGGTCATACAAAGCGTTAACCATAGCCATAGCAGCTTTTGGTGCAGTACGAGAGAAGTAGGTGCGTGTTGCGTCATTGATCTCATCTTTAAGTGCTTCTACAATCAAGCGTGTAGGTGTGTTTTCACTATAACCTGCCAACTTCTTGGCAAGAACAACGTCACCACCAGCTTCATCGAAGAGTACTTCTAGAAACTTTTGCTGATTCTCTGTTAGATTTCTTGCCATTAAGTTGTCCTCTTTAATTAGGCTTGCATATAGTTATACTCAGTACAACCTTAATAGCAAGCACCTTAATCCTTAGCGTAGTAGCGTTCTTTAATCTCACCACGAGCTACACCAATGTCTCTCAGTTCTGCATCTGTCATGTGAGTCAAGATGAAGAAGTCAGCACGGCGTTGTTGAGACTTTACGATAGCACGATGAAAGTGCATGATAGCTGCTTTGAGTTTCTGTAGCATAGTTATATAACCTTTGTATGTAAGGACTGCACAGCGCAACCCTATTATACACGTAGTTATATCTAAGCCTCTTGTGTTTTGTACTTACTAATACTGCATACCCGTTACCCTACAGGAACAAAGGTCTCAGTTACAGTCAGGATAGTATCAACATGTGCCGCTACAGAGGGCATTACCTGAATCTTGTCACCAGCCTGTAGTACAAGCTGAATATCTGGGAATGTTAGTGTCTCACCTACACCTAGGTTTTTACCCTCTAGATAGTGTGAAGTGTAGTTATCGGCAGCAATATACCACTGAATAGTGATACCAGTGTTGCCCATACTGTTGTGAATGTGCAGATAGTTCAACTCTGCAACACAGTTCGCAGGGCAGGTATAGACAGTCTCTACACTTGCTGTAGTGTTGTGACCCCATATAGATCTTTTACGAGCATTCCTGCCCTGCGATACTAATGCCATTACTCTTCCTCTGCAGCTTTCTTAGCTTTAACCTTCTTAGGCTTAGGCTTTGACTGTTCTAACTCTGCTACACGACAGATCTCAGTGACGTTAGGGTCTTTACTCTGTACGTTACCATAGTTGTCTTCACCTGCAGACTGGTTACCCATGTGATCCCACACATAACCATGCTCATCTACGACATAACCCTTAGCTTCTAGTTCTACTTTATACTTATGATAAAACTTCATCTGTAATATATCTACCACTTTTCCTTGTCAGCCCAGTAAGCTGCACTCATTTTACCTTTAGCAATATTCTTAGCATGTCTAGCTTTGAATGATGCTCTCTTCTTCTTCATTTGGTCCGACTCACCAGCTTTGGGTTTACCTGCTGTAGATGCACCCTGCTCCCCAAAGCGTATCATCTTAACAGTATCACCTTCTTTAGCTAATACTGCGTGTGACTTAGTAGGGTGACTTGATGTGCGCTTAGGCTTGTTGTAGCCTTGAAACTTCTCTCCACGATACTCTACAGGCATATCACTTCTTCCCTGCTTTGCTGTTACGTGGAATGCTTCTGTTCTTAGCTGGTGTCTGTACACGGAGGTTAGACTTAGTATTGTTACGTGGGTTGCCATCCTTGTGGTCAACATCCTTGCCGTCACCCTTAGAGACTAGGCCACCCTTCTCCATAGCATAACGTGCCTTCTTACGAGAGCGGTTGTCAGCCATACGCTTAGGCGACTTGTCATACTTACCTTCACCACTCATGGTGTAGTTACGATTAGTCTTCTTCTTGGGGGGTGTCGGCATAGGGTCTCTTCCTGTCTGGGTCTAACACATCTCTGCGAGATAAGTGACCCTCTAAGTACATAGCTCTCTCTACGTGATCCAAGGAGTATTTCACTCCAGTGTCTGCCTCTATAGCAGCCCTCACATAGAATACGTCACTTCTAGGGATATGAATACGTCTGAGTTTAGGTGTGTTACCGTCTGCTAATGCAGAGTAAAACTCTTCTAATACGTCATCAGATGCGTATAGTTGTATGTCTTTAGTCATAGGTGTCAACACTTATATGAAAATAAGTGGTACGTGTCGCAATACAAATATTGTTAGGGAGACAGGGAGGAGAGTAACACTATTGAGTGTGACACGTACCAGTAAAGTATAACTCTTACTATGATTATTGCTTATACAGAGTTAAACTCTAAGAACAGTAACACGGATATATATGTATTACAAGTAAATAGTTTGTACTCTTAGAGTAATACTCTAGAGAGTTACACTCTTCCTATGTCCAATGATCTAAATGTTACACATTCTGAATATGTTTAACTTATCAGAAGTAATACTATCATATTTGTACTACTCTTCTTTAGTTATACTCTTCTTTATGTATTACTCTTTTTATATGTTTAACTATAAGTGTTTAACTCTCTCTCTCTTAACAGTTATAAAGATTTCACATTACGTGTCAATCCATAAAATGATGTACTACCCCTAAATAGTTTAGGAATGTGTTACTATAGACACACTATAGCT